TAAACAAGCAGCAAGATGAACAGGTGCAGCCTATTTTTTTAGGATCGTGTTTCTTTAATTTATCCATTGAGTAAATTTCAGTCCTTCTTTCATTATTGTCCATAAATCATATGATAATTCCGAATTAAATTTACACGAACCACCATAATAACCATTGCTATCATTTCTAAAATCTATATCAATAGTACCGTTGTCCAATGAAATTTTAAGGCCATAGAATCTCGTTAAGTCGGAATTATGATCTGCTGAATCGTTGATTTGTTCTCTTAGTTCAGTGAAATCAACATTTAAGATTTGTGCTTCATGCTCTGTGTATACTCTGCTATTACAAAATTTATTAAGATTACCAATAATAGATATTCCTTCAAAATATGAATTTGAGCAACAATCACCATATGCGTGATAAATAAAAAATGAATTGCCTGCTGAAATGCAAATATATTCCTTGTCTGCGGATCTGTAAATATTATAAAAGTATAATCCGATAAGTCGTTTCATGATTTAATCTTTCTAACTATTGTTTCCTATAAACACTATCCTGTAAAGATTGGCGAGCAACGAGATGATATTAAAAAATGCCATAATGTTAAAGTATGTTCTCAACCTTTCCATAGCAATATTGACTACAATCTTGTGATTTTGCAATTCAAATAACCTTTCACCATAATATTGCAGAAGCTTGGTATTATTATTTTTTACGTTATTTTGATGGGTCTTACCGCCTATTCCATTATTCTGATAACCCGTCTTGCATGCAGAACATCTTGTCATCTCTTGGCTCTTGAAATTCCAGATCTGCGTAACCTTCTGTGCACCGCATTTAGTACATTGCACCTGTAAAGATTTAGTTTTGTCCTGTTTTCTTTTGACTATCTTTATGGCCTTAAATATGCCTTTAGTTGTTCCAATTAATTCTTTATGATCACTCATTTTTTCCCATAAATGTGTATGTTGATTTATATCCAAACAGTTTAAGCAAAGCAACTACATCTGTAAATTTGCAGCAGCATTCTTTTAAAGCAGATTCAAGCAATTTCAAATCATCGCAGGTTCTCTCTAGATTATTTTGAATTAGATCATTGCAGAATTCTATTAAAGAACAGTCGTGCTTATGATCATTTGCTGTTATAAATTCATATTTGTTTTTGAAGTTTTTATTGGACTTTATGTTCATTATTTTAACGGTTGATTTCTTCCACTCTTTTTAAACGCTCCTGATCAATAAACTCTATAAATTCCTCAAACTTCACGCTGTCGAATTTTTCCTTATGCCGCATGAGTAGACATGGAGTAAAACATAACATCTCAATAGGATGCATATAGCTATCGCGCAAAGCCCCTTTTCTCATTAGATCCAGTGTCTCATCTTTTATGCAACACAAAAAGGCCAAAGGCAACAAATCTACTACAGGAAGTGCTACACTCAGTGGATATTCTTTCAAAATATCAATCAATTTACCGCAAACTTCTTTGCCCATCTTTTTTGCCGATTCCATGTCGCCGGGCACTTTGTGCTTTTTACTAAAAAAATTAAACATATTTCTCCTGTGTTAAAATTTACTTGCTAAATATAACATGCATGATAGAATATGTATAGTTTTATAACACAAGTTCTCATCGTCTAGGGGTTAGGACATCAGGCTTTCTACCTGGGAACTGGGGTTTGAGTCCCCATGAGAACAAAAAATTAGTCTAAATGACTTTAAAAGCCGTGGGTCTCTCAGCAATGTGATCATAGAGACATCTGTACCGCCAGCCGTGGAGTTGCCCGAGGCGGTGAATAACTGGCAACCTAGGCATTGCAATATAAATTAGGAGCTGTAGTTCATGGGACTATAACTCAGTTGGTCAGAGGTATCTCCTAGTGAGATAAGGACGCGGGTTCGAATCCCGCTAGTCCCAACTACTGTCGCTCCCATTCCAGTTGTTATTCATAGATGACAAAACAAAGACTTGCATAGAAGTTAAATAATTTCTACCCTATTTTAAAATAGGAGAAAAATTATGCTCTTCCCCCAACTTGGCCCGCAATATTATAGTGAACGTGATAAACCAATGCTTTCCCGCATGGAAGCATTCTATGCAGAAAGTATAACTATTAATCAGTCCTTCTGGGCTGAAGCTGATACTGATACCAGATTCTGGTCAGGTGATCAAACTCTCTGGAACGATCTTTATGGTAACCTTCCGGCAAATAGACGGAGGCAATTTAATTTCAATCGCATACGCCGCGTAATTAATATGATGGGCGGACATCAAAGACGTAATAGAAAATCAATAATTGTGACTCCACGCGAGAATAGCGATAATCACACAGCTGACCAATTGACTCGCATTTTTATGTCAATTGTTAATCAGGAAAATATTCTTAATACTATATCCGAATCATTTGAAGGTGCTTTGGTCACAGGAATGAACTTCCTACATCTTTGGCTTGATTATAGAAATGATCCTATTTCAGGCAATATAAGAGTAGATAACTGCTCATACAATAGCTTTCTGGTCGATCCATATTTTCGTAAACCTGATATGTCAGATTGTAATGCAATTTGGAAGAGATCATTCTTTACCAAAAGAGAAATCTGTTCCCTGTTGCCTGATTACGTTGATGAGATTCTTGGACTTGCGGGTAATGATTCAGGACTTGGTAGGGATGGTAAGTTCCAGTTTATGGCAGAAAGTTACAATTATGGATTTAAAAATCTTTTAACATACGACGAATATTACTATCGGGATTATAGGCATCAAAAATTATTAGTAGATGCAAAAACAGGCGAGTCAATGGAGTGGAAAGGTAATGATGAGCAGCTTAGAGCATTCTTGCAGCAATTTCCAACTGTCGATTTAACAGAGCATGAAGTTCCAACTGTTAGACTAGCAATAGTTGTTCAAGGAAAAGTATTCTACGACGGCCCTCAACCAATGGGTATAGACAAATATCCCTTCGTCCCTGTTTTTGCATATTATGCGCCCCAAATGCCATACTTTCCCCACAGGGTACAAGGGGTTGTGCGGGGACTTAGGGATGCTCAATATTTATACAACCGTAGAAAAGCCATAGAACTAGACATTTTAGAATCTCAAATTAACTCAGGCTGGATATATAAAGAAAATGCATTGGTTAATCCTCTTGATGTATTTACGGTTGCAGGACAAGGGCGTGGGCTAGCTATCAAGCAAGAAGCTGCTATGACCGATGTTCAGCAAATACAATCTCCTGCTATTCCGCCATCTACTATTGAATTATCAAAGATTTTGGGTCAAGAGATAAATGAAATAAGCGGGGTAAGCGAAGAATTGCTTGGTGCTGCTTCAGATGAAGTGGCAGGAGTTCTTTCAATGCTACGACAAGGAGCGGGTCTTACTACATTACAAATATTATTCGACCAGCTGGATCAGTCTCAAAAACTTTTAGGTGAACTAATGCTTGATGTTGTTCAGGCTAATTACACTCCCGGTAAGATCAAACAAATGCTTGAGGGCGAAGAGCCGACACCTGAATTTTATAATCGCAATTTCGGTAAATATAATATCGTTATATCGGACGGATTGAACACCGATACTCAAAAGCAAATGAACTTTGCTCAGCTTCTGCAGCTTAAGCAAGTTGGGGTACCCGTGCCTGATACTGAACTATTGGATGCGGCTACGATACAAAATAAAGAAAAATTAATACAAGCACTGCAGCAACAGCAACAGCAAGCTCAACAAATGCAGCAGCAGCAAGCGCAATTACAAATGGCTGAGTTGCAAGCTCGCACTGAGCTATCTAAAGCTAGAGCAGTTGCAGACCAAGGTCTTGGGCTTGAAAGAATTAGTAGGGTACAAGAAAATCAAGCACTTGCGGTTGAGCGCAGAGCAAAAGCGATTCATGAACAAGATGAGGGCATATTGGCAATCGCTAAAGCTCTTCATGAACTTGATTCAGTATCAATAGATCAAATTGAAAAATTAGTTGCAATATCTCAAATGATAGAATCGCAAAAAGAAAAGTTGAAAGCTGAAAATAATCCTCAGCCTCAGCAGGGCAGTCCTGCGGGTAAGATAGAGGGCAATAACCTTGCGACGCAATAATTTGCGGTTCGCAGTTTCTAGGAGGCCATTATGGCAAGAAAAAGACATTATGAATCAATGAGAGGTCATGCGGAAATGAAGTCTCATAAAAGTCATGGCGGTGGCGGCGGAATAAATCATAAGCCGGATCATTTTAATGATGAATTTCATCATGATAGAGATAAAGAACGCGGTATGTATCGTGGCAGATTAACTAATGGCGAACTATATGCAGGCATGGAGCCTCGCAGACGCCAAGAGTTAGAAGATGCCGGTATGATTCATGAAGATCACATGGCTATCGCTAACCTTCCACAACATCCAATGATCAAGCCTTATCCTCGTACAGGCCCATACAATCCTGAAGTGTTAGATGACACAATTCGTGGAGTTGATGGTCAAATGGATTACGATGATGAGCAAAGAGCATCTCACTTCTACCCAAAGAAGCACTAAAATGCCGGTTGCTTTGCGCCCTAAGGGCAAAGGTAAGAAGATATTTTTGGCACTTATGGGTAAGCCTATAAATGTCCAAAAGAGAACTAAAAAAGAAAAGGCTGTTGATCAACGACTGCTCGTTGAGGATACTTACCGAGTACGATGATATTGATATACGGGGAGGTTTGGCTCCTTTACTTTCCCCTCCCCGTCTGAAATGAGGAAATTATGGCTAGAGAAAATTACAAACCCGTTAAGCCCGCGGATTTGAAAAGGCCCAGGGTAGCGGATGTAGATACTAAACAGGTTTCATTGGCTGATCATGCATTTAGGCAGGCAATTGATCCAAGGCGCAGGCCTGAAATTGCAGATAGCCGAATGATTAAAGAAGATCATGCAAGAATGGCTAATTTGCCTGAAACTGCTATTCACAAGCAATGGAATCCGGGTAAATTTCAGCCGCATTATTGGATGGAGTCTGAAGTTAGGCCGTTTGATGTAATAAGATTTAACGAACCGGAGGATGAATAATGAAGAAGAAAGAAACTAAAGGTGCCAAAAAGGCGCATAAGGTTATGAAAGAATTTAAAGAGGGCAAGCTGCATTCAGGCTCTAAAAAAGGCCCTGAAGTTACTAATCCAAAGCAAGCAGTTGCAATTGCATTAAGTGAAGAAAGAAAAGCTTCTCGAGGAATGCTGCCAAAGAAGAAAAAGAAGGCAAAAAAGAAAAAAAAGGCTATCATGTATGCTAAGTAACTATTCCTTGTGTTAGTTGGTTTATATTGCTGGGGGGATCTTTTCCCCCTTCTATTTGGGGAAATATGAATACCGTTGGATCACAATTACTTAACATCGCTACTCGGCAGCTTGATAAAATGACAGCTGTCGAAGCTTGGGAAGCTAAAGAAAAAGATTATCTTAAAAATTTAATAGAATGCGCTGAGATCAATAGAAAAAAATTTGATGGCGACTTCTATATTTTAACTACTGTCAAGAATGAAGAGATTTTTAATAAATATTTGCCAATGCCTGTTTTGCGTGAATACTTTATTGCCCTAAAAGATTGCCCTACACCAAACTATGATCAAAATTTATACTTTTATAATAGTAAATTAGAGCAAATAGAATTCATTTGGTCAATACCTGATAGAGAGACTTCGCAAATGCTGCATGCAAATAGGGATATAGTTGATGAGTCAGAGAAATGGCTATTAAAGTTTGTTTTAGATTATGCTGATGGCACACTTTTTAGGCTTATGAAGTCTCGAAATGGCGAGCAGATCGATAGTCCGCTACTTGACCCTGATAAATCTGCAAAAACTGAATAAAATTACCCCCAAAAATATACATAATAAGGAGCAAAATGTTTGATGATGTTAATGAACAAGTGCAAGAAACTGTTGAAACACCTGAACAAGTAGAGCAAGTTGAAGAAGTGCAAGCTGCCCCCGAACCTGTGCAGCCACAAAAACCCGGGCCACAGGAAAGTTTTCGTCAACTTAGAGAGCAAAAAGAAAGGATACAGGCTGAGCGCGATGAAGCCCTGCGACTGCTCCAGCAATACCAACAACCTAAACAGGAAGCTGAACCTGATGAAGATCTCGGCATTGGCGACAATGAGCTGGCTGAGGGAAGGCATTTAAGTAAAGTTGGCAAGAAGATTAAAAAGCTTGAAAATACAATAAAGCAATATGAACAACAAGCGCAAATGAATATGCTTGAGCTCAAGATTAAGACTCAATTTCCTGATTTTGAATCCGTTGTTAATGATCAGACAGTTGCTCAATTAAAAGAACAGCATCCTGAAATTGCGCAAGCATTACAATCCACGCAAGATGTTTATAGTAAAGCTGCATCAGCATATAAGTTGATAAAGCAATTTGGGATTGTTCAAGATAATTCATATGATAGTGATAAAAAAGTTATTAGAAATAATTTTGCAAAGCCAAAGACATCGGCAACGTTATCTCCTCAACATGGAACTTCTCCACTGTCTGCAGCAAATGCGTTTGCCAATGGATTGACGGATGATGTAAAAAGCAAATTATGGCAAGAAATGAAAGAGATTAAAAGAAATTTTTAAACAATGAAGATAGTTCTTAATAAACCAAGCCAATATCCTACTTCCGGAAATTATGTTTTAGTTTTAAACCATGCCGGGCATATTGGTTTGGCGTTGTATCATACAATTGACGAAAAATGGTATTGGGTAAGTATACAAGAAAGCGATGTGGCATTATCATTAATTAGCCATGATGATTTTCATTGGATATCATATGAATCAATAGATTAAAAGGAACTTCTAACTACTATCCTTTTTATTCAATACCCGTGGTATCAATTTACTGCGGGTATTTTTTTGTATATGATAAAATAATATTATAATTACAAAAGTAGTCACAGATAGCATAAATAGGAAAATCCAATATCATGGCGACATGCGCGGACAATGCAGGCTATGCACAGCTGTAAAGTAGAAGTTTAAGATAGGCCTTAAGTGCAAAATTAGTGACCGACAACTAAAATTCGAAATAAAGTGGGTTCGAATCCCACCTGACTACTTGATCCTGTTCTTTTTTTTGTAGTAGACTAGAACCATAGCGTAAATGAAGCATCGCTAACTTCAGCCCGTGACAAAATGTCACGACCTGAGCGCAATGGAACTTCGCTCATTCCGCGGACGCAAATGCCAAGACTCGTCCAACTTGAGATATGTTCATATATTTCAAGGAGAAATCCTATGGCGATAACTACAACTTCAACTTTGCCCGCCCCTGTGCAACAAAGTTTCAGTTATAAATTATTATCCGTACCAGTACCAAATATGATCCATAAAATCCCGGCAATGAAGAAAAATATGCCGAGAAATGGTGGTACTACTTTAAGAATGCGTAGATACAATCCGTTAAACACAGCAATGGTCCCGCTTGGTAATACAGGCGTTACCCCTCCTGCTCAAAATTTAACTGCAGTTGATATTGACGCGAAAATCAGTTTTTATGGAACTTACGTTCAATTAAATGAACAAGTTACCCTACAAAACCAAGACCCTAAACAAAAATATGGGGTCTATAAATCTTCTCTGATAGACTTAGAAGCCTTAGCGTAAAGACGAAGGTTATAAGGGGCAAGATTATGGAAATAAACCTAAAATTTAAAAAATATACAGAAATAAAGCCTGAAAAAGATTCAATATGTCTATTTATTGTATTTAATTCAACAGCGCAACATTGGACTGGTTCAATCATGAAATATGATAACCCATTCAAATTGAATCGAGACGATGTTCTGCATTGGGATTATTTCTATATTCAGCCTGAACGTAGCAAGCGAGAAGACCATGAATAATATGTGCAAACATAAAGTAATATATGTAGCGCAAATACCAAATAATTTTCGAGTACAGCAAAGATATCTTAGAAAATTAAAATTATTTGACGGAATACCAAAATATGAAATGGATTTGCAGGATGTACGAATTACTTATGATGAATTAA